AACACCAACCGACCCTGACGTTCCAGTAGCAGTAACCGAACCGCCATACGCTACGGTTCCGACACCAACCGACCCTGACGTGCCCGTAGCTGCAACAGAACCGCCGTAGGTGACAACGGCGGTACCTTTCGCTGCGTTCCGTAGAACAAGCGTGTAAACCGACCATTCGGCAGTTGTTGTGGGGGACGCTGTATGAGTCCAAGCGCCAGGAGTTTTCGTCCCTACGGAACCAACATTGAGATCGTATGCAACGAACTGGTTGCTATTCCAATACATCGTTGACTCGCCCAGGGTGTACCCGCTAGGGGCACCCGCTGCCGAGAAGTCGTTTCTCGTAGCGCCATGAAACAACACAACAGCAGAGTCATCTGTGAGTGTTGTCACCGCCGGGTTTGTTGGACTCGTGTTGTTCTCGCCTGAATTGAAAACAAAGTTTGGCGAAGCGGCAAACTTCACGCCACGGAACACATGCAACGACATCGAGTGGTTCCTCGATACGTCAGTTGTCATCTCAGGGTCAGACTCAGACCCGTCTAGTTTTCTCCACCACAGATACTCAACCCGGTCACGACCGCCCTCTGGGTTCTGGTTGTCGATCAGCGTCCAGCCCGAAACAGCAAGAGTCGCTACAGACCCCGTTTCATCCGAACGGCCATAAATAATAGCAACATCGTCGGCCTGGATCGACGGCAACGAGCACGTCAACGTGTCAGTATTGGACCCACCGCTAGAAGCTACGTCAGAACCAACGAAGGTGATAGCCACAGGTCAGATCTCCTGTGGATTAGCTCGCTACAGTGAACGAAGCCGTCATGCCGCCTGCGAGAATGCTAAACGTGTCGCCAGAAGCAAGCACAGCGTTAGCCGTCAACGTGCCAGAACCACCAAAGGTGCCGCCAGACGCAAGAGTCCAGAACGACACATGAGTGTAATCCTCCGAAGTGTCCACCTCAGCATCCGACCAGTCGATATCAACGTCGGTAACCTTGCTACCGCCAGACGCGGCAGCCCAAGCAGCAGACGTATCCTTGCGCGTAGCGTTACCGGCAACAGCCGTCGTGCCAGCAGCCCCAGGAGCAGCAGTATGCAACTGAACGAACGCATACGTCGTGTCGTGATGGGTGTCGAGCAGGGCATTAGCCGCTGCCGCTGAAAGTCCTTCAGCCATACCTAAACTTCTTTCTCAATCGAAACCATACTCATACTAGACCATAATCGTCAGAGCCGACAGGGGTAACCCTACGGATCACGCCAATAACACCAACAAGAACAGCACCCAAACGCAAACCAGGCTCAACGATGCTTGGGAAATCATCACCCAATTCGTCAACAATGGCCTGGACTGCTACTGCCGCAAACATGATCCATGTCACAACAGAAGTTGCGACGACCTTAACCTTCTCCATCGTTCGCTCCCGCATTGGCGGCTTCTTCCATGTCGCAAAAGGGATTGCGCTGACCTTAATCTTCTTCATCATTTGCCCCCGCATTAGCGGCTTCTGCCGCAAGTTTCTGGTTCTGGACGGTCAACACAACGATCTCAAACTCTTTAGGGAATCGTTGCTGCATCATGTTGATGACTTCTTGGGGTTCGATATTCATGGTGTCAACTTAGCGCCGTTACGCAGCCTCCGAGACAGCGACCCATCATTAAGGAACTGAGAAAGTTTGCAGCCATTACGGAGTCATGTCAATCTGTAAGAACCCGCCCGAAGCAAACTGCACAGTAAAAGTCCCGTTCAATGAGGAAATGTCAGACCCAAAGTCCAGCAAACAAAACAGCGGATCGTTCGTCAGCGTGTCATCCACTATCACAGCGGAGCGAGCGGTAACCGTAGATGAAGTCCACGCAGCGTCAGTCGCATCAAAGTTCAACGAACCAGAACTGATCGCCATACTAAACCCCGACAACGCCACACCACCAGCCGAATAGCCAGCACCACTCGCCTCACCCGACGACAAATCAGACCAAAGGCCATGCGTGTCAAAGTCGGGAGTGACCGTATTGCCAACCAAACGAATATCGAACGTGTCGCTATCGACATTCACCGCAAGCTGAGTCGCGTCAAAAATGTCCCGAAAGGTGGGGAGAAAGACGCCAGACGCAGTGATAGCCACAACTACTCCTGAGCGTTACCGACGCCACGAGCGGCGTCAGGGGTAGCGACCGCATCAACCCGGCCACTCCAATGTTCGGTCTGAAACCCAGCCGTGCCGGGACGGTCCTCACGCTCAACCCGAACGCGTCGAACCTTCTTTTTCGAGTCGGACCTAACAAACCCGACCGAAGCGTACTTGCCCATCTAAACCTCCACCAGAAGAGAGAAAGGGGCGGGGGGAGATGGAAGCCCCCCGCCCCTATCAGTCTCTGCTAGTTAGCGCCGATGGAGCTAGCGGTCTCGTAACGACGGATCGCAGCCTCACGGAACCGGGCGTAACCGCCCAGCCAGTACCAACCAACCGGATGGAACCGGCTCAGTGAATCAACCACAGGGCCACGACGGACCTGAGGAAGAGCCGCCGACTCAGACGTGCTAAACGCCTTCGCCAGACATTCCTGACCCAGAATGAGGGACTGGTAAACGTCCACAGCGGAAGCGCCGCCATCAGTGACCATCTTCACACGGGGACTTTCAATCCAACTCACGCCCTCAAACACGCCGACAATGCCCTGCCAGCGACGGCTCGACTCGGTGTTGTTGGCAGGCTCAGCCCAACCAGCAGCGCCGGTCTCGGCCCGAAGGTCAACCGACTGATCCGGGTGGATCATGCCAAGGTAAGAAGTGCCGACGAACGGCATCACGTTGTCGCCACGCAGACCAGCGACAACCTCGCGGATCGAAGCAGCCGAGTAGGTGTCCGAAGCGGTGATAGCGCCCTGGGTAGCCTGACCCTCAAACTTGACGTTGGTGCCAGCGACGAGAACGTCACGAGCAATAGTGTCAAGCGAAATGCCAGCGTTGTAACCAATCAGGTTCGCAGCATCAGCATCGACAGCGCTGTAATCAGTGCCACGAGCCTTCGCCGTGGTATTGATCGTGTTGCCGTACTCAACCAAAGTGACCGTTACAGGCGCATCGCCCATAGCCACAGGAGTAAGGTCAGCGTTCTCGGTCAAAGCCGAAGTAGCAGCGGCAAGTTCATCGCGAAGCGTGAACTGAACCGAACCACCCTGATGGGTAGCGACCGGACGCACAGTGGCGACCTGATCGTGATGAAGCTGAGGACGAAGCGCAAAATACATGCGCTTGTCGAAAGCAGCGGTGCCAGCCGTTTCCAGACTGGATTGTACAGTGTAAGCCATAGTGGAAGGGCCTCCTAAGCCCTAGAAGATTGTCCTACCACCCGAAAGGTATCGGGCGATTCCACATGGCGCTCATTCAGTAACTGTTGATTGCTCCGAAGCCACCCTCGACAGCGATCCCAGCTTCAGCTTCCAACGCCTCAAGTTCTTCAAGGCTAGAAACTTTCGCCATACGGGTAGCAATGTCGGGAGGAATTGCGGGAGCTTCACCGGCTGCGCTATTAATCGCCGCCAACCCTTGAGCCTCGTCAACACTGACGGGATTCTCAGATTCTGAAATCAACCCATATTCCTTCGCCTCCGCTTGAATGCGCTCAACAGTGAGACCTTCCTCACCATTAAGCGCCTTGCGGAGCAACTTAGCTGTAGGGGAATCCCCTATGCCAGCCTCGTCAAACAAAGCCTCGCGTTCGTATCGGGCAACCTTGGACTCCAACTCAGAAACCCGAGCAGAATCCACTCCGTCAACCTTGGATTTGAGAGCGCCACGCAATCTCGTAATGAGTTCGTGGTCGCTATCATCCGCAAGCTCAACTAGAGCTTTCAGTTCCTCAATATCGGCCATGTGCTTTCGCCTCCTACCCGCGTGCCTTTCCCAAGGAGGGATTATGGGGAAAGGCAGGTATGGGTTGTTGATTTACGCAGGCTCTTCGCCCGGTAACACCAAGTATGCCGACTTACCGGCCCTTATGCAAGTATCACTGGCATGATTCGCACGACTCAGGGTTTTCCAAGTCACACGCAGCATCGACAACCTCGTCAGCGCCGTCACCCCAGTCGATCTCCAACACGCCCACCTCACCCAACTCGCCGCTCTCATGCAGGTCCATAAGGGTACGAGGTTCAGGAGGTGGAAGCATCTCTCTACTCTGCCACACCGAGACCAGCAACGCCACCAGCAAACTGACCGCCACCAGCAAACACCGCCTGAGCTTCCTGCCGTGCCTCCTCCAAACGATCCATCGAAGGAGTCTCGCCCGCCGCCAACGACAACAACTCCGACCGGTTAAAGTCCCGAGTCAACTGCTCAGACCGAGACAGCAAATTAAACGACTGTCGCGCAACATCAACATCAACGCCCCGCTGCGCCAAATCCTCAGCCTCCAACCGAGTCAACTCGCCAAAGCCCTGCACCTGAGCCTGCGCCGCAACCTGCGATGCCTGAATCCGCTGCTGCACGGCAGGCAAACCGACCTGCTCATTTAAGATCGCCCCGAGCAACTCGCCCTGCGTGCCGCCAATGCCATAAAACTCTGCGGCAATCCGCTGCGTCTCAGGGTCAGACTGGCGAAACGCCACCTCCGTAGCCACCGCAGACTGCAACTCGTTATAACCCTGATCGTTAATCATTGCCTCCTGAGCGTCAATCGTCCCCTCAGGTAACCCGTAGAACGACTCAAGCTCAGCGGTCTGCCGCTCAAACTGAAGGATATCGCCCGCCGAAATAGGTGGGAGGTTGGCGTCCCGACGAGTAAAGATCGCCCGGAACCGACGCTGAAACGCTGGCTGCTGCTCAAGCTCAATCTCAATACGGTCAGAAGAAGCACCACCAGAGAGCAAACCTGTCGCCCAGCCAGACAACTCCTCAAGCCCGTAAGCAGTCAACAAACTCTCGATAGCCGCCGACAACGCATCGGAAACAGCAGAGTCCAAAGAATCAACAGTAGTCATTAAAGTTCCTTCCTCATCGACGCACACCCATCGCCTTGCTCAACCCATTCACAAGAGACATCGTTTCATCCTGACCCCGAGTGCCCTGCCAATACTCATCTTTCGACCGGATGTACCGTTCAGTCTCAGAAAGCGACATCGACCGGACCTGATTGCCGTCACCAATCGACAAGACATCGCGAAACTCGGAAGTCAAATCAACATCTCGCGCATTCCGCCCCAACATCTCCCCGATCAACTGACGCTGAGGAGCCGTGTACTCCCTAAGGTTCACGCCCTTGTCAATCATGTCAGAAAACTGCGGGTACTGGTTCCTGGCAGACCTTTGCACAAAATCCCTCAAACCAGACTGCGTGATCTCCCCCTTCGCCAACTTTGCCGACAGCGACCGCTGCGTCTCAGCATCAATCGAAATCAGATACCCGTCCGCAAACGCACGAACAGCCGACTCAGCAGCCGTAATCGTCCCAGCCGAATACGTTGTCGTCCCAGAAAGGATATTCCCAATGATCTCATCCTCGCTCAACCCCAAACGAAGAGCGCTACGAGCCAACTCCGCCATAGCTTCGCTAGAGAAATCAGAACCCAACTGGCCTACAAGGTCACCGATCTCCCCACGCTTCTCCTCAAGGCGACGGTCAAGCTCCCCAGCGTTAGAAGGGTCTCCCTCGAAAGCGTCCCAAGCACGCTGCGCTGCGCTACGACCAGTCCACCAGTCCGTTGCGCGCAGCTTGGCATCAAACGTCTCTTGGGTGTATTCGCCCTCAGCGGCCTCAGCGAGAAGCGGACCCAGTTCCTCATGATCCAAAGCCCAAGCAAACGCAGGGAAACGCTCCCGCACAAGGTCTTCCCACTCGCTCACATTAGTGATTTCGGACCAGTCGATATCGTCCACCGGGACGAACGGAACGACCGGGTTCGATTCGACAGGCGCCACATAACCCGGTGCATTCTCTCCCGTGTTC